ATAGCCTGGTCTTTTCCGGAAATTCTTAGGGCATCATCAAGTACGCTGGCAAGTTGTTGATCACCCTTACCGATAGTCTTGACAAGTTCTTCCTGCATAACACGCATTCCGTCCATAATAATCTTGGAGCGTGCTGTGTAGTCTTTCTCGCGAATAATCTTAGTAAGCAAACCATCAATTACATCTTGTGGTACTTTAGCGCTGGTAAACCAGTCATTTAGTCCACGAGTAAGTCTGTCTAGATCGTTTAGAGGTAGGATAGTTGAGCGAACATAGATGTTCGTCAAAGCCTTTTCGGCTCTCTCTACGAATGCTACAGCCTTCTGATTGATAGGCTCAGATAGTTTAATAAGCGGATTCTTGGTCTCAAGAGCCATCTGTGTCTTGAATAGCAAGCCACGAGCAATCTGTGGATCCGATTCAGGTGATGCTAGATGGCGTAGGAATACAGCAATTACACCTTCTGCTGTGTCAGCCTGAGCCAATTCATCTACAATTTCGATATCTAGTTTACGCCCAAATAGACGATCTAGCTTCATTGTATTAGTTTCTTTAGCAACTACATCTGCTACAGCCAAGAAGCGCTTACCGAATAGGTACTTCATAGCCTTTGTAGTATCAGCAGATAGTCCACCAAAGAGTGAATCTGTCAAGCCAATCTCAGATGAGAAGAATTCTTTAGCATAACGGGTATTACCGATCTGCATATCAAGATCCATAATCTTGGCAATACCAACATTGTCAGGATCGTTAAGCATCATCTTGATCAAATCAGGATCTTTAGATGCGTAATCACGCAAAACTTCGATATCTTTGATACGCGTACCAATGCCATCAAACTCTGATTTAGCAGCATTGAAGGCTTCTTCACTCTTGGCTAGAGCATCTTCTGCTCTTTCGATAACGCTATCTACCTTGAGCATAGCCTGAGAAGCCATACCAGGCTGTGCAGACTCTGCCAATACTTCGCTGATTCTAGCCTTACGAGCAGCAACATTGTCTACGTTTGTAAGAACTACACCACCGACATCGTTGAAAATTGTGCGCACATTTGAAAAGCCGTCTACTTTCCAGATCTCGCTAACCCAGTCAGCAAGTTGGGTCATAGCACGCTCATCTTTGAATACTGATAGGCGTCTAAATGTAGTAGCCAATGCTTCAGGAATGTCATCTTCTAGCATTGAGGTAACTATTCTGCTGATTTCAGTATTCTCGTTGGATACCTTTTCGAATACTTCGCGGGTTGAAGCAGGTAATGTTCCATCGTTTGCAGCAGCTTTAATACGTGTAAGAAGTTCTGCACGATTACTGAGTTCTTTTATAGCAGCCTTCTGAGACATTGCTGTAGTATCATCTGCTAAGTCAAGTAACTTAGGTGCCTTAGTGCCAAAATAACGAGCAACGAATTCATCGTTGCCACGTGTAGCAAACGCTAGTTCCCCAGCCTTAGGCATTTCATCAAAGAACACTCCACCAGGGAATGCTTTACCTGTGTTGAAATGATCCGCAGATAACTTAGAAAGTGCATCAACAGTCTCCTGTTGTCTTCCTGTATTCATGCGTTCGAAAATGAACTCGCCAATTGCACGGTTATCTAGAGGCAAACCTTCAGGTCCAGCAAGATTAGCAGAGTTCTTTACATCAGCAGCATATGTTTTTGATGCTGCAATGTAGTCTGCTTCGATTCTTGCCTTCTGTGCCTTCTGGTACTTCTCTTCCGCCTTGAGATACTTATTCTCAGCCTGGCGAGTAACTTCCTTAGCAAGACCAGAACGCTGCTTAATAAGCGCACGTTCTTCCTTGGTAAGGCGAGTTGCCTCAGCTAAACGGTTAGATTCTTTCTGTAATTCATTAGCAGCAGCAAGTTTTGCTTCTTTGAGTTGCTTTCCACCCTTACCGATCTTGGTAATTGCACCGGGGCCTAGCCATATAGATGGATCTAAAGCAATGTTAAGTGTTGCATCAATGATGCCTGACATAACCTTGTACTGTGTACTATTAGGATCAGAACCTACAGTTTTCATAGCAGCACGTCCAAGAGTGAACGATTTGCCATTGATAAGTCCGTATGCACTCATAGCCTTAGCTTGAGCCTTCTGAACCTTAGATTTTTCTGCAATAAAGAATCCAGAACCTGTATCTACTTGGGTAGGATTCGATAAAAATTGACGTGTAAGTTGACCTAGTTGGGTAGTTTGACCAAACAATGCTGTAGGAGCAAGATTACCTACGATCTGATCTACACTTGGTTTCTCTTTTTGAGTAGCAAGTGCGTAAGCATCGCGTCCAACTGTTGTAACGTACTCATATGGTGCTCGTAACGCAGCAAAAAGTGTACGAGAAGTACCCTTAAGTCCACCATAAAGTACATCTCTGATATCTGCTGCTAGAGATTTGTCATTATCTAGAGCAGATTTGATATTCTTGGTGTTAAGTAAGTCTTGTTTTAACTGAGAAAGACCATCAACTGATGCTATCTTCTCAATTCCAGGTGTATCTGGCTTCAAACCAAGCTTTACAGCAGACATAATAAAGTCTTTGCTCTGGTTTGGATAAGCATTTACCCACGAATTGAAGTTCTGGTACTGAGTAGGCGAAAGCATAGCCATCTCAGTTGCAATAATACGATCAAGTTGTGACTGAGGATTATCAAAAATCCCCGACATCTTGATCTTTTTATTCTTCGCGGGATTCCACGCGTCCAAAGAACCCACTAGCGAGCCTCTTCTTCAAATGCCTCTACGATACGACGTAATTGTGGGGTTGGATTTGCCATGTACATAGCACGAGCAAATGTTGCTAACTGGTCTGGGGCATCAACTGGTGTCATAAGTGCTTCAGAACCAGGCCCATCTCCAACATCTACACCAGCAGTAAGTGGTTCATTAGGACGTTGCGTAGGTTCAAAGATTCCAACTGTAGGAACAGATCCTCCAACGCTTGCAGGGGTTGGCATTGCTGGAGCAGATGCTTGAGCCATAGGAGCGCCCTGTGCTAAACCTTGAAGTTCTGCACGTTGTCCGTATGCTCCACCTGCAGCATTTTGGATCTTGGCATCGCGCTGAATCTTAGCAGCACGGTCTAAATCGGTACGGCGAGCACCCTTGCCTACGCCTGATACTCTCATACCTTCAGCCATTTTAGATCCTATCCTTCGTACTTATCAAAATACATTTTCTCATCTAAAGCATGTTCTAACATGCCACGATATTTCAATGGTGAACCAACACCATCACTCCAACCAAAGATAGCGAAACCTTCATCTGGATTCATCCATTCTGTGATGATAAACCATCCAGTCGGTATGTATCCATCAAGTTCTTTTCTTTGGGATAACTGACTTAAGAAATCATTGATTGGTTCTGCGAATTCGTCCCCTGCCATTTATTAGCCCCCGAGTCCTGCTAAGATCGATGCTAGGTCTGGTGCTTGTTGAGGGACCCCACCAGAAGGTGATCCAGGAGCGGCTGGGGACGGGGGAGCCTGCTCAACTGGGCCTTGTGCGCCTGGTGGAGTCATCTCTGGCTGCATTGGTTGTTCAGGGGCCTGTGGAGGTGTGAACACGGCCAACGCAGCAGCCTCTATGCTGTCTCCCTTTTGTCGACGCTCGATAACGTCAGCAATCTTCTGAATCAAGGCTGAAGGATCTTGTCCTTGGCTAGCCATAGCAGGGATTGCTTGTGCAGTTGCTGTAATAGCAGCACTTAGGTTATCGCGCATCTTTTCAATCTCAATGCGCTGTTCTTCTTGTGATACGTTCAGACTCCAGTTAAGTTCTCTGCGTACAAAATCTTTAGATACAAGATCTGCACCGAGGGCTTGAAGTGAGAAAATCAGAGCACGCGATGGGTCAAGACCAGCCATCAAGCCGTAGCGAACTTCAATTGTGTGGTCGCCTTTAATATCCTTGCTTGGCATGTACTTTAACTCGTACGGAGTACCCTGCGATACGCCTCTGACGCTCTTCTCTTCATTGAAGAGTCTTTCATCCATATCAAAGCACATCTCGATAACTTCTTCGAATGTCTCAGCAAGAATGATTTGACCAGCCTTGACTTGAGAATCAAAAGCACCGAGAAGTGCCTGGACACCTTGACCAGTAATAATACTTGCGTCAATGTTTCCAGTTCTACCTTCAGGATAACGAGCACCTAAGCGTAGTTCTGATGCTAGGGCTGCTTGCTCCTGAAATGCTGCTTGTGGTACGTCCAATCGAACTCTGCCAACTGTTTGAGGAGATGCTGTACGGATAATCGCATCTGGCCCCATTGGCATATCGATAACATCGTTTGGCACAACGATAGGAGCCTGTACAGATTTTTCTGCAGCCTCCATCGCCAAGTTAGCAAAACGAGCACGTGCTAGTTGGACATAGAGCACATCGTCAAATTGTCCCCGAGCTTCATCATCAATACCAGGACGGCGCGCAACTTTAACAGTCATCTTACCTGCTAGGTTGCGTGCTGCGTTAAGAACTAAGTTATTACGGCTTGGCACAAAGAGAACAGTTACATCCTTATCGGTGTAACGGATCATCTCTACAAGTGCGCTTGTATCTTGGTTAAAACCAAGTTTACCCAGAAGCGCCCCCTCGTATTCTGGGTATTCATTGGCTAATTCGCCAATAGTCTTCATGTATCTTTTGGCGTACGCCACACACCGGCCGAACCTGTCAAATTCTGGGTAAGCCCCCATTGGATCTTCGACGCGAATGCGTGGCAACTTTGTTTCAAAATCTGGCTCTACGTGAATTGGTAGGAAGCCATAAGTGAAATACCAGTCAGCACCCCAGTACATCTGTGATTGTAGTCTTGAGGTGTAAATATAGTTGTTAGCAATCATGCTACGCTTGTCAGCAAATGACTTAGCGCGATCAGATGTGCTATTGCTTGTTGAGCAGTTAAATGATGGTAGTGGCGCTAGTACTTCAGCCAAGTCACGGGCAGCAACATCGATGAAGTTGGCAACCATTGGGCTGGACATACCTTCAGGGAATAGATCAGGGAATACCTCTGTCATTCTTCCCTTGCGAACAGCGAGAACATCAGACATGCGAGCATCGCGGTCACGATTACGCTCTTTCATGTTTTGCACTCGCCGTGCAATTGTATCGATATCTAACGCCATCATTATCCGATTCGTACTGTGAGAATTCGTAATCGTTTACGTTGATAACGTAGCGATTCTCCATTTGTCTGCGGGTAGCCCATCTGTTGTTCATGTGGCTCTGATTGATACGTGCATTAGAGATTACCTCTTTGGCACGCAGCTCACAGAACCATAAAGCCATCACGCAGTCTGTTGGACCGCGAGTATCAGGCTTCCATGTGATGAGTTGCTGTATAAGGGCTTTAATACCCTCAGATCCATCTTGGCTTGGTAGTTCTATCAGGTTATCGTCTTGATGCGTATTGTTACGCACGCTGCCGAATAGACCAGACATTGCCGCCACACCGAATGATGTGTCCCACTTATTCTTGCCAGTAAACTGTGAAGAGAACTTCACGCCTTGGCTAGCAAGGTACTGCTGTAAGTCTTGATCGAGTGAGTATGCTTTCTGATGAGCATTGATCTCGATACGTAATTCTTGAGGGTGATACTTCTCCACCCAGTTCTCGATTAACTCTTGAACCTTCTGTGGGGTGGGATCTTTCATGTTTTCTACATCTAGAATCCACCGCTGGCGAGTATTGCGATCTACTGTCATAATCACAGCAGCTGTATTGCCGCTCATCGCTGGGTCTAAGCCCATGATGGTGTACCACGAACCCTGCTCTCTGGGGTGACCAGGAGTGCCTACTTTGAGTGGGCCGCGCTTTCGCATTCTGTTGACAGAACCTTGGACTGCAGCAGGTGGGAAAATAGAATCTTCTTGAACATCTTGTTGTTGGTAGACAAGAGCCCAAGCACTCGGGCTAACCTCAGAACGTCTCCTGAACAAGGCAGGGCCATCCCATTTCGGATATAGACCGTTCTCATCAGGTACGATGTTTTCATCAGAGCCTTCCCAGGGTATATGCGACTTGGGCCATAAGGTAACCCATTCTTCTGGGTCATCATAAAACTCTAGAACTGCTGGCATCGAGAAGTACGTAAATGGAGTTGTCCCACCTACCCAGTGCTCTGGGTTACGTATCTCTCGGTAAAGGTCATTTGCCGCTATGCGGGTTCCTACGATGAGTAGTTTACCATTGTCACCAAGACGGGTAACTACATCTCGCTGGAGCCAGAGGAGTTGCTTCTCCCACTCATGCGCGTTTGAAGTCGTAACAACGTCGTCCAAGATGATGAGGTTGGAACGGGCGCCAGTAATCTGGCCACCAATACCAAGCGCTTGTACCGTCGGATCCTTTTCGGTAGAATCACGAGACAGGTAAATGCGATCAGCCTTCCAAGTATCCGCATCCTCTTTCCATCCCCCAGCAGATCCATAAACTGCTTGGAGCTTAGACCAGCGTTCATGGCTGAGGCGCTGCTTGATGGAGTAGAGATACTCCTTGGCGCGCTCTTGAGTCTTGGAGACGATGGTG